AGTCCGGCTTCTTATATTTTTCTGCCATTTTGCGGGCGGTTTTTCTAAGCACTTCCTTACTATCTTCGTCAAGCTCCATGTAAACAGTAATAAAAGACTTGATAAAATCATCGTCAGAGTCGTCCAACTCGGAAAGTATCTCACTAAAGGAACCGTCTCTTTGCTTGAACATATCACCGACGCCGTTTCGGAGCCAGTCCTCGTTGACGTGAAATTCCCGGCAAATGTCGGAAATGGTTCTATCTGATGGGATTTTAGTTCCTATTTCTACCTGCGCAATGAAGTTTCTTGAAAGTCCTATTTTTGAAGAAAATTCAGCTTGCGTTGCCTTTAACACTTTTCGTAATTCTTTTATTCGCTCGTTCATCGGTCTTCCTCCTTTCAATGATACTATACATCAAAAAAGTCCCCAAGTCAACAAAAAAGTATTGACAAGTAGTTACTAGGGGACTATAATGTGTTTACAAGGTCAACAAGAAAGGGGTGAAAAACAATGGCTAATAAACCAGTAATAACACAAGAGGAACAGGAAGAAATCAAAGAATTTGTTTCTATCTTACTTGTATTAAGTAAAGAAGATAGAGCGATTCTTTTATCAAACGCCGGCGCATTAAAAGCGCGGCAGGATTTAGAAAGAAAGGAGTGAGAAGATGAGCGAAGTATCAGAATTAACAAAAGCGTTGCAGAAAGCAACGAAAGCGATGAGGGGAGTAACAAGAGCAATGAGGGAAGCAACAAAAGAACTCAGCGCCAATAGGAAAAGCGTTGAGTCCTTGAAAGAGATTTTTTCAAACTTAGGTACTGGTTACTGTTCAGCGGTTCCGGTGGATAGTGGACTAACAGGAAACCAAGTCAGACAGTTGTACAACCTCAAAAAAATCGAAGAGCAAATGGCTGACAAAGTAATTATCAGCTCACGTCTGTACAATATGCTGATACAGGCTGATTTGTCCCCGGAGCGACTTGTGGGTGAAGAAAACGAAAGGAGCGAGAATAAATGTTGAGAATGAATCAAGAGGAAGAAAAAAACACCCTCATTAACAGTATAACGAGAGAAGACCCCAAAATGCGAGCAAGAGCATTTTTATCGAGACTCTCACAAAAAGAACTGGAAATCATTGATGATATCGTTGAAAAAGCGAGAAGAAAAAAGTGCAAACGATGCAGAGAATTAAACAAGGCAATGGAAATGTATGAAGGATTCCGGTGGCAAGGATATTCGGATTATAGCATGTATTACGACAGGAAAACAGAGGAAATTGTAATCCCGGAAGAAATGCTGATGTACTTTATAAAACTGGCAAACCCGGAGCAGCCGGAGAGAAAAATACGGCTGGTGAAATTGATTAAGGACGAGAAAAGCGGTGTATGAATTAGGAGCATCCACACACCGCGAAAAAAATTAAGGGATTAGTTTTGATAGAAAACTAACAACATCCTTTAATCCATTAGAGAAACGCTGTTCCATATGTATGATGGTTTTATCGGAAATAGTGACATTATAGACAGTATTGTTATAGTTCATACAAGATAGATAACCGGCGTTTTTCAGTGAACAACACAATGAAACAATTTTATCAAGACTATATTCTGGAAAAATATTTTCTTGAATAAAAGAGGCATCGGAGAAGACTCGCGCTTTATCAGATGGCAAGGCGGGCTGTCTACACAAGAACTCTTTGTATAAAGAGGTGATGAAATGGTGTTGTTCCTTGGTGAGGTCGTCCATAAAAGTCCTCCTTCCTATGTGTATTCAACCGTAGCAGGGTTGTAATTACATTATAAGGAAAGGACGGAGAAAAGCAAGAAAGGAGCAAGGATGAATATAAAACCGATTTTATTTAATACTGAAATGGTTCAGGCTATTCTGGACGGGAGAAAGACTTGTACAAGGCGGGTGTTAAAACGTCCATTTGAGGTACACCCAAATGGTTATATCACAAAACCTCGGGGAAATGAAAGGCTTTGCCCATATATTCCGCCATATCAATCGGGAGATGTTCTGTATGTTCGTGAGACATGGTGTAAGGATTCTTGTGGGGATGAAAAAGAAAAATATTATTACAAGGCCGATGATAGTAGATTCTTTCATAGATGGCGCCCATCGATCCACATGCCGAAAGAAGCGGCTAGAATTTGGTTAAAAGTTAAAAATGTAAGGGCGGAGAGATTACAGAATATTGATATTGATGGAATACGTAACGAAGGATTACCTTCGGCAGCAGTTCATTGCGGAGATATGGAGATTGCGTTGATAGAGTGGGAGATTCTTTGGAACTCAACCATCAAGAAAACCGACCTTGACCGCTACGGATGGGATGCGAACCCATGGGTATGGGTGATTAAATTTGAGCGGTGCGAGAAGCCGCCTAAATGTATTTTAAAAGGTTATGATAAAGCGCCGGATGATGGTTCAGAGAAGTGTTTAGGTTATATGTATGATAATAGAGATGAATTGCTTCCTATGTGTGAAAAATGTTCGCATCAGGCAAGTTATGAAAGCGAGGAATGATTATGAAGAGACTGGTTTTGATGTTTTTATTAGCGGTTACAGTTTTAGCGGCAAGCGGTTGTTATTATGAAATGGACGAAGAACCACGTGCGGATGCGCCATCAATGTTTGTCAAAGTAGAAGATTGTGGCACTTTTAATATTGTGTATGACAGAGATACAAAAGTCATGTATACCGTAAGTTCATCGGATTACAATTATGGAAATGTCACAATGCTCGTAAATGCCGATGGAACACCAAAGGTTTGGGCAAGACGGTAAAGATACAGCTGGTGAAATTGATTAGGGATGAGAAAAAGTAAGAAAGGACAGGAAGAATGAAAAGAAACAGAGAAGTGTACATAATCGTTGATGCATTGTTGAGAAATAACGTAATACAAGAAAAAGATGCGGAAAAGGCAGGCGTGGCCGTAAAGGCTGCAATGAAAACGATTAGAAGTGAAAGGTATACAAGAAAGGTAATAGAAAGATGAGCGAAGAAAACAAAATGATTTTACATTTATCTCAAAACGATAAAGGTGAAAACGAAATATGGTTGGATGGAAAAAGGTTGAAGAACGTAGTCGAATACAAAATTGAAAGTACGAATCCACTGGCTGGTGTAATGCTTTCTCTTGAAGTAATGGTGCAACTTCCAGAATGGAGGAACTTAAGATGATAATTTTACTTATAATTATTTGCTTTTTTCTAGCACTGAAAACGCTCTTGTACAAAATGAGTATGCTCGCAATACTTGAGTATTATGTAGAGCAAGGTGCGAGCATACCGGAAAAAGAGCAAATCCAAGAATACCAAACGAGAGTATTAAAGAAATGGCTGCATATCAAATCACCAAGTAATCTTTGAAAGGAGTAGACGTTGGAGTTAAAAGAATTGTGCGAGCAAACACTGTGTATATTTGAAATTTCAGATATTAAAGACCTGCAATCAAAATTATTTGAATGCGTAAAAAATAATGACGTAAAAAAATATTCACAATTTCATTCGCTGGTAGAAGATTTGTCCACGGACTGGCTCCAAAAGATTTTCCAATATTACTATGCGGACAGAAAAGAGAAAATGCAGGACTATACGCCTAAAAGCCTCGCCGAGCTTGTTAGTAAACTCGTGGGAGACAATGACACAATTATTGATATGTGTGCAGGAAGTGGAGCGTTAGCAATTCAAAGATGGAATCTTGATCCTAATTCAAAATTTATACTTTATGAATTTGACGAAAAAGTGCTGCCGTTTCTACTTTTTAATATGGCACTCAGAAATATTGACTGTGTTGTGCTACATTCCAATGTTTTGTGGCAAGAAACATATCACACATACAAAATATACCAGGGTGAAATTTATGGAACATTTAGAGAGATAGAAAACTTCACCGCGGAAATGGAAGGGATATCTTTGATATCAAATCCACCGTATAACGTGAAGTGGGACATTCCGCCATTTGCACAGATACAGCTACGGTTTTGTGAGTGCGAACTGCCACCAGAAGGAAATGCGAATTTTGCGTTTATTCTTACAGCGCTCTCAATGATTGATGGTAAAGCCGTGTTTTTGTTGCCTTGTAGTGTTTTGAATACAACAAATAAAAAAGAGTCTGCGATAAGGAAATACCTTGTGGATAAAAACTTAGTGGAATCCGTAATCATGTGTCCGAAAAACATGTTTGAAGCGACGAGCATAGCGACTTGCATTATTGTATTCAATAAGAAAAAAAGCACTACAAAAACAGAAATTGTTGACGCAAGAAATATTTGCGAAACAGAAGAAAGAGAGCAAAGAGGACAATATGGCTCGAAAGCACATACGAATAGAGTTTACAAAAAGAATGTAAATGTTTTTTCGGATGAAAACATGCAAAAAATAATCTATGCAATAGAGAACCAAAAGACGGAAAAAGATTTTTCTGTATGTGTATCCGCCGGAGATATTTCAACACACAACTACCGGCTTGATGCAAGTTGCTATTTTGAAATTGATGTAAACAACATCCAAGTACATAGAGATTATTCAGATATCGTAAATGACATAAACAGGATAGTTGCTGAAAAAAATGCTTGCAAACTTACAATCAACGCAAGTCTGGCTAAATCATTAGGCTTTGATGTTGAACTATACAAAGCGAAACAAGAGATCAGTGGGTTAAACGAATTGTTGCAGAAATTAGGCGCTAGTGCACTTGTGGAGCAAAACTATTTTATGACGTCAAAGAAAAAGAACGAAATCAGATTTGAAAATAATAGCAAAGATATTTTATCAAGTATTCTGGTCTTGATTTTGAACAATTGGAAGCAACACATTTTTTATCTAAATCAAGAAGAAAATAGATATTTGGCAGAGCTGCGGGATGCTTTGCTGCCGGAATTGATGTCGGGAAAAATAGAAGTATAGCAGAAAAGCAATGCATAAGCGTTGCGATATGGAAAAGCAATGGAAACAAGTTGCGTTTCTAAAAAAAGGGGTGAAAAAATGCCACGAAAAAAACTTCCGAAGCAGTACGGAATCAGTGAATTTCGTTTCCGGGAATTGTATTACTACACATTACAATACCCGGAATGGGAAAAGGCGTACCTGGCCGGGAAAAAATCTCCGGAGGAACTGGAAAGCCTCCGGAGAAAGATGGATGAAATCGACATCCTTTGTCTGAGGGCAGAGGAGGGGCTGGCGGAGTACATCCGTGCTGGCGTTATATGGAGTGACATGACGTATACGACGCTGAGAAGTATGTTCGGCATCCCATGCGACAGGAACACATATTACAAATACCGCCGGAAGTTTTACTGGCTTCTGGATAAGGAAAGAAAATAGAGCACCGACCAAAAAGGAATGTTAGTTCAATGGAGGAACAGCCGCCTCATAAGCGGAAAGCCCGGGGTTCGATTCCCCGACGTTCCATTACAAAAAAAGAAAGGAGGACGACATCGTGAAGAGAAAAAGAAAAGAGAAATTCATTCAGGCGATAACAGTGGCCGCAATGATGGCGTGGATTATCACGGCGCGTGAGGTCCATAGTCTTCGGATGCAGGAGATTATCGTATTTGTAACGTCGACAATATGGCTTGTGCTATTTGTTGCAGCCAACAGAAAGATATGGAGGTAAAAGATATGAAAGTGATTCTTGGGAAGATATTTTGGAATGCGATTTGTTTAAATCGCAAGAAAAATATAACTGCGTTTGTATGCTATCACGGCAACACAGACTGTATCTGTGTGACGGTAGAAAACAAAGGTGTACAAGTCTACCAGAACAAAGTCTTTGCGAATAATCGTAAAAAGTTGAAGGAGATGGCGGAGCACTTGCGGATAATGAGGGATTTTAATGAGACAAAGTGATTACTCAGACGGAACACCGATTACGTTTCCGTTCTTCATATGCATGTGCCCGAACGGGCATACATACTGGTCGGTGACACCACAAGAACGGTGTAGCCGCTGCGGCCAGAAAGTCGACTGCCAGTTGGCAAATGACAAAAAGAAAGCGGCCGGCAATTAAGCCGGCCACTTTCAAGAAAATGGTATACAAAAATCTAACATAATCAGTATACCATTTTCGCACCCAAAAAGCAAGAGAAAACGGACATTTTGAGCCGTTTTTCACACTTGCTCAAGGTATTATTTTCAGAACCACGGAGGTGCGGTTGATGCCGTATATTGAAAAGACAACAAAGGCGGGGCGGACAGTGTTGATTGAGCGTTGCTATTCATCACACATTCACCCGCCGGGAGAAAAAAGAGAGAAAAAAGAGAAAAAAACAAGCGAGGCGCAGGAAAAAGTCAATTTACGAAAAACAATCACAGAATTGACAATTTTAATGAATGAAAACTTTTCGCCGGGAGACTACCACGTGACACTCACCTATGCGCCGGATGAACGTCCGGAAGATTTGAACGGAGCGAAAACAGACAGAGAACACTTCCTCCGCCAGTTGCGCCGGCGCATGAAGAAAGAAAACGAGGTATTTAAGTATATCCTCGTGACGGAAATCGGAAAGCGAGGAGCTCTACATCACCACATGGTGATGAATCAAGTTCCCACAGAGTGGATTCGCTTACAGTGGAAAAAAGGCAGGATTGACATTCGCCCACTGGATGATACCGGCCAATATTCACGGCTTGCGGAATATTTTGCAAAGTACAAACTGCAATTTAAGCGAATGGGTGGTAAAGGTCGCGCATGGACGCACAGCACAAACCTACGCCGTCCGGAAACCAAAAAGAGAATCATCACAAATCGAAACTGTTTCCGTCAGGAGCCACGAGAAAGAAGCGGGTACTGGATTGATAAAGGTACCGTGTACGCCGGTATCTCAGAACTGACGGGATGGGGGTTCATGCGGTATATCCTAGTGGAAAACGACGGAAGGAGGGGGAGCCCGTGAAAGTAAATATCTACATAACAACAAAATTTCACGGAAAAATCCCATGCGGCACCGGCACGTATGCCATATTGCTGGAGACGGTAATTGACGGAAAAATGTATCGCAAAATCCACGTGTCGGCATGGAAAGAGTTATCTTTTCAAAAACTGGCGGTGTATGCGCTGGTGGAAGCAATGCTTTGTATGAGTAAATCAAGTCAGTTGGTGATTCAATGCGATTCACCATATGCCGTTAACGTGGCAAACTCCGGAACAGCAGACGGAAAGAAACATGAAAAAATGTGGCGCGAGTATTTTAATATGGCGTCACGAATGGAAAAGGTAACCGTGATTTTTAACAAGGAACATAAATACAGAAAGTACCTTTTGAGACAGATTTCAAAAGGCGGCTATCGAACAAAAACAGACAAGGAGTGATAACTATGTTTGAAAAATTTGGAGAGTTTGACTCATGCGAAGAGATTAACATGGCGGCACAAGGTTTGTACGAAGAGGGCGATATAAAAAGCCTTCACGCTCTCGCAAAAGAAAACGGACTGGAGAATATGTTGGAGATTTATCTCGAGCAGACATCTGATGACATCACATCCGGTGAAGTGTGGTTGTGCGACCCAATCTCCGCAGCTATCGGAAAGTTGAAAGTCGAACAGAAAGAGGCATCTAACTGGAGTTTTTTAGCGGATGATGTAGTCGGCTATTTGGCGGGAAATTGTGATGATGAGGTGTTCGCGAGGGCGGTCAGAAAGAAAGGAAAGCGCATCGAAAAAGCGGCCGCGCTGGTGGCGGAGGAGTCAAAAAAACACAAAGTTATGATACCGGGAGGCGGCGGAACGTGTAACTACTGCGGACCGATGCAGGGGTATCAGATTATCAAAAAGTATTATCAGGAGGCTTAATCATGGCAGGGAAAAAGGATAGAATTGAGCGGATTAATAGCCAAGCCGTACCTCTCCCTAAAGCCTTTATCGACTGGATGGATAGACGGATGCCGAGGTATATCATTTACGAACCGGGAAAAACAGAAGGAAAGTGTACCGGGTGTGAAGCGGTGTCGCAGTATAAAAAACTGCGTATCAATGAGAGATACACATGCCCGGCGTGTCACAGGAAAGCGATAGCCAAAACGAAAAAGACGATAGTCAAACAGGACTCAAGGAAGTTTATCTATGCGCAAAAGATAAATAACGGTGTGATGGTACGATTTATTGAACGAATATATCATTTTTCCGGAGAGGGAATTGTTGCGAAAGAATGCGAAGAAAATCTTCGCGGAGCAGTGGAAAAAGGAAGACGTCAATATTGGTATGAGAACGTGCCGAGATGGACATATCATGGCTATACGTACGGGTGGCAGGAGAATCCCTCCTGTTGGTCGTCAAAGAGCGTAAATAATCCGCTGTATCACTGGCAATCGAGGAAGCCCTTCTATAATGTTCCAGAAGTATATCAAAGGAACCTAAGAGGAATCATAAACGATAGCAATTTGAGATGGTTTAGTGATGAAGGGAAGGAATTGATAGGAAAGATATACGCGAGAAAACGATACAGACTTTATGTGTCCGCCTTTATGGATGTGTATGAAGCACTGCACCGGTGGCCGTGTCTGGAAGCACTGTACAAGGTCGAAATGAAAGAATTTGTCGAAGATTATATTACAAGGATGAGAAATTACAATATGAAGCTGAACAAGAAGGAAACAAAACCACACAAGATACTGGGTATACCAAAAGAATTATATCGTGCTTTGACACAAAATACCAACCAAACTTATGTCGAAAAGGCAAAAACGCTTTATGAATACACAAAAAATATAACGCTGATACGCTTAGTGATTGAAAGACTGAGCGTGGAAGACATTCGTTTGTTTTTTAAAGTAAATCACATGAAAGTAGAAAAAACACTTCGGTACATCAATAAGGTAGAAAACGTGTATATATACAGGGACTATCTACATATGGCGAGAGAATTCGGAAGTGACATGACGGACGAATTTGTGCTTTATCCGAGAGATTTGGACGCGGCACATGATGCGATGATAGAAGTAAGGGTGGAAGCAAGACGCAAAAAGGAATTAAAAGAAGCGCAAGAAAAAGATGAGGACTTAAGAAAAATATACAAAAAAATAGCAAAAAGGTTTTCCTATGAAGATGATACATTCGTTTTGCGTCCGGCTAAAACTAAAACAGAAATAGTCAAAGAAGGGCAGACACAACACATTTGTGTGGGAATGGCAGGTTATGCAGAGAAAATGATAAGAGGCAGCAGTTACATTTTGTTTTTACGGAAAAAGACGGAACCGAACACGCCGTTCTACACGGTAGAAATCACGCCGGAGTACGAAATTGTCCAACGCCACGGAAAATACAACCAAGAGGGTGAAGAGGTGGCGGCGGTAGATAAATTTTTGGAAACGTTCAGGAAGGAGGTGGGGCACATTGAGGTCGATTATGCAGCAGGGGAATAACTGGGATTTTTGCTATCTGTGCGGCAGAAATCACACAGGGGATCCTTTTGGATTGGAAACACACCATGTATTTGGTGGAGCAAATCGAAAGTTCTCGGAAAAGTATGGACTTAAAATTCATATTTGTGGAGAGCGTTGCCACAGAAACGGAAAGGATGCCGTTCATAAAAATAAAACGATTGATATGGCAATCAAGGCAGCAGGGCAAAAGATATTTGAATCTGAATGTGGGTCCCATGATGATTTCATGAGGATTTTCGGAAAAAACTATATATGACACCTCTGGTTTGTTAAATATCACGGACAAGCAAGCCATGTTAAAACCTCCCGGTTATAAGCCGGGAGGATAAAGGAGAGCATGAATGAAAGAAGATATAAAAAGAGCAGTAATCGAGTTGCTTACTGACTTGATTAACTGGATAGGAGGTAACGATGAAGCAAATAACGATAGTATTAAGTAACATGCAGGATGTCAAAAGGGAAATTGATAACTGCCAGAAAAAAGCGGTTAAAAGCGTTGTGGAACTAGGTTATATCCTGCGAAAAGCGGATGATGCCGAACTCTTTCGTGAAGCAGGGTATTCCAGTATTTTTAAATTAGCGGAATATGGTTGGAATCAGTCACAGACCTCGCGCTTTATGGATATCAACCGAGAGTTTTCGAAAGACGGCTACTCGACCGAACTTCAGGAAAGATATACCGGATATGGACAGGCGAAACTTTCAGAAATGCTTACGCTTCCGGATAACATTCGAGAGGAGCTTTCTCCGGACATGAAACGAGAAGACATCCGAGAAGTGAAACGGCAAACAAAACAGGCAGCAGAACAGGCAGCAGAATCCAACTTTGTGGCCGCGGTGTCATTTGAATCGACGGACAACAATTTCCTCACGGATTCAATTAAAACCCTACTGGGACAGAAAGAATTCGTGGATAAATTTAAAAACTTATACCCGCACATTACACAAATGATGAGCACGGGAACCGTAGATACCGAAGCGGTAGCGATGGCGGTATCAGGAACCGGATTTGGCTTTACAAGAGCCGGCGCATACATGTATTTCTTTAAGGACACGGAGTTGCGTATCACAAAGGGAATGCAGAAAAAAACATACTCATACGAGGAGTTCATTAAGTCAGCGGCAGCGATTAGAAATCCATCCGGATTATCCGCAGAGGAATGGTATGAAAAAGTGTTCGGCACACCTTTACCAGTGGAACAGAAGGAAGAACCACCAAAGCCACAGAAAAAAGAGCCGCCAAAACCGAAACCGAAAAAGCCAGTCGTAGAGCGAAAAAACGTTGATTCAGAGCAATCAGAGGAAAGAATTGAGTGCGATGGACAGACAGATGTCTCAAAATTCGCTGAAAAGGAGCAAATCGGAGACGCTGAACCAGTAGAAAATAACGAAAGTTCGATATTGGACAAGGATTCGGTTGCGCCGGCGCAAGAAGACAAGAAGTGCGGTTTTTGTCATGACCATAAGTATATTATTTCGGATGATGCATCGAGTTCGTTGAAATTATTAGACGACACAGGAAGAGTGGAAATATCGCCGGAAGGTATTTCAATGCAATTCCATTATTGTCCGATGTGCGGGAGGTGTTTTGGATGAAAACAAATCATAGAGAAGAACGACAGGAAAAGGTATACATCACAAAGGAACAGTTGACGCCGTCCCGGTTAATGTTAAAAGCCGGAGATGTGATTTATATTTATAAGCCGGCACCGATTGGTGAGAGAGTGAAAGGTTTTGAACGCAGAGTACCGGCGCAGATTGTGAAACTGTATAGAAATCATGCTCTGTGTGCTGTAAACGGACGACGTGAGGCGTTTACATACGCGGAGATTGCACAGGCACAGTTGAGAGAAAGGAAGGGAAAGAAATGATAGAAAATGGTGATTTGAGATTAGAGATTGAAAAGGAATTTGTTGGTTTATACACAGCCTTTGTGGCACAAAAAGGAACAGAACACGAAGATTTGGGGGCAAAAATTCTTTTAAAAGACATGAAACACAATGGTTTTTTTGATGCACCAGCAAGTACAAAGTATCATGGATGCTACGATGGAGGACTTGCAAGGCACTCGCTTAATGTGTTTGAAAGGCTGATGAATAGTGGAGCGCCTAAAAAGTATACATTAAAAACTATTGCCACGGTTGCCTTGCTACACGATGTATGCAAAATGGACGCATATAAAAAAGAGAAAACAGAGGATGGGAAAGAAATTTATGTGTATAACAAAGACGTTCTTCCGGCAGGGCACGGCGAAAAGTCAGTATTTATTATT